TGCTGCTCCTTCCCGCAGCCCGTCTCTCTGTACTGGGCCGCTGCGGCGCTTTCGCCGCGTCGCAATATACCAGTATATGATACCATACGCCGCCTCTGATTGCAACCCCCTTTGCCCGCTGCGCCCTTACTGCTGCGCCGTTCCGTACTGCCCCAGCAGCTTGTCCAGCTGCTGGCGCTGCGCCGGTGTCATCCGGGGTCTGTACTGCGCCGCCAGCGCCTGGGCCAGGTCTCCGTTGCCCCGCTTCAGATAGTTCCGTATGGCTCGCTGCAAGCTCTCCGCCGCCGTGGAGCTGAGGCTCTCTCCGCCGCCGTAGGACTCGCCACTATCTATTAGACGCGCTCCGGAGGCCGAAAGTTTCCTCTCCTGCTCCGCTTTGTCGGAAAAATATCCCAGCATCGTCTGATACAGTTTCTGGTCCCGGCTGCCCGCGTCCTCATACTCCGCCTGGGCCGCCGCCAGCAGCTTCTGCCAGTCCGCCCTCTCGTCCTGCCAGCGGTCATAGTCCGCCTTCTCCTGCGCGTGCAGCAGGCTGTACTGCTCCTGCAGGGCCTTTCCCTCCTGCTGATACTCCGCCAGCGCCGCCTGCCGCAGCTCCGGCACCAGCGCGGCCAGCTCCTGCAGATACCCGTTGTACGCCTGCTGCCCCGCGCTCTGGGCATAGCTGGAGCCATACCCGCCGGTCAGCGCCGCCGCCTTGCCCAGCGTGTCCTCCATGGCCGCCGCGCCCCGGGCGGCGTACAGCCTGGCGTACCGCTGGTACGCCTCGTCCTCCTCCGGCTCGTAGTCAAAGGCCTCTCGCCCCGCGATCCGGTCATACAGCGCCTGCAAGCGCTCCTCGAACCGCGACTGATACGCCCCCGGCTCCAGTGCCGCCACGCTGTCCCGGTACGCCTGGGCTGCCGTCACCTCGTCCGAGGGCGTATACCCCTTCTCCAGCTCCTGCAAACGCTTTGCCGTGGCCGCCGTCACCTCCGCCCGGGGCCTGGCCGCCTCCGCGGCGGCTGCGGCCTGGGCCTCCTGCTCCGCCGCCGTCGGCGCGGACAGCAGGCTCCCCCACGTCTCGTCTCCGGCGATGCCGTCCACCATGGTCAGCCCGTTCTTCTTTTGATAGTCACGCACGGCCGCCCTGGTCTTTTTCCCGAAAATACCGTCCTCATCCAGGGTATAGCCCCGCTTGTTCAGCTCGTTCTGCAGCTGCTTCACTGCGCCGCCCTGCGAGCCGTACGCCACCATCGTATACGTCGATGCCATTCCTCGTTCCTCCTCCCTCATGTCACGCGCCGCCAGCCGTACACGCCGGCGATGCCCGTCTCCACGCTCTCCCACGACGACCCCGCCGGCGTCTCCGGTGCCTCCGCGCCGTCCGTCAGACGCACGCACCCCACCGGGAACAGCAGCTCCTCCACCGTCCGGCCGCCCACCGTCAGCGTGCCGGACACCGCCACGTCCCCGTAAAACACCGCCGGCCACGCGCACTCCAGCGCCTGCTGCTCCGCGTACTTGCCGAAGGCCGCGCCCTTGCCGCCGCTGCGCAGATGCAGCGTCACCTGGCTGGTGGCCGCCGTATACCGCACCGTGCGCACGTTGCCCACGGTGTCCTCCGCGCTCAGCTCCACCTCATAGGACGTTCCCTTGTCCAGTCCGCCGCCCAGCAGCTGCTCTTCGCCGTTTTCCAGCGCCGTATAGCCGCTCCATGCGCCGCCCATGGGCCGGAACCGCGCCCGCACCGCCACGGCGTTGTGTCCCTGCACCGCCGCGCACTGCGCCGCGCATTTCACCTTCAGATACGCCCCGTCGTCCGCCTCCGTGCCGTCCGCGCCGCAGCGCACCGCGGCCGACACCGTGATGGCCGGCGGATAGTACGGCTCCGCCGTCACCGCCGCCCCTGTCACCGTCACCGACCGTCCCCGGCTGTCCGTCACCGTGGCCGTGGGCCGCAGCTCCCCGCTGACGCCGATGGCCGCCGTGGTGCCGGCGGCCCCTGCCAGCTCCTGTCCCGCTATCCGGAACCGGATGCTCCGCACCGCCGCGCCGCCCTGCGCCGCGGCCGTCACCGCGTACCGCACCCGGCTCACGCCCTGCAAACACACGCCCCAGCCCTGCACCGCCGGGTCGTCGTTGACCACCTCCGTGGTCAGGACCGCCGTTGGCCGCAGCGTCTCCGGTATATACGCCGTAAACGCCGCGCTGAGGCTCCCCACCAGCGTGCCGCCGCTGTATACCCTCATAGTCACTGTGCCGGTGCCACAGGTGCTGTCCGGCAGCTGCCCCGCCAAACTCTCCGGCACCGTCCACTGGTACACCGCCCGCCCCGCCGTGCTGCTCACCGTCCGCAGCGCACCGCCGCTCAGCGTTCCGGATGCCGTCCCCAGCGCATAGCTGAAGGCGAAGCTGTACCCATACCCCGGTCTTGTCAGCGTCAGCGTCCCCGTCTGCCCGATGATGGCGTCCCCGGCCGTCAGTGTAAAGTCCCCGATGCTCTCCACCCGCTCCACCGGCAGCGCGTAGCCATAGCTGTCGTCTCGTGTGGACCCGGACCCGCTGTACAGCCGGATACGCAGTGCCGCGGTGCCCACCGCGCCCGCCGCCGTCACCCAGCCGCTGTCATACTCGATGGCGCTGCTCCACCGGCTGGGGGACGCCGCCTTCAGCGTGTACCCGCTGCACACGCACCCGCTGTCCACATACACCGCCAGATAGATGGGATATCCGAAATAAGACGCCCCCGTCAGCGGCGCCACCGTCACATAGATCCGGTACTGCATGTCCCCGCCGCTGCGGCGGCTGTCATAGCCGAAGCTTACGCCGATCCTCGGCGTCCCGCCCCACTGTATGCTGTCCAGTGCCGTATAGCTCATGCCCTCACCCTCCGATCCACCGGAAGGCCAGTCCGCCCTCCGCCGCTTCCATGCTCCACTGCCCGATGCCGATGCCGCCCAGCACCGTGATGTTGGTGATGTACAGCCGGTTGTTGGACACATACGCCACCTCCGTGGCGTCCTGCCAGAAGGAGAGCCGCGTGGCGGTGAACACCGCCCGGAAGTTGTTCTGCTCCACCACCTTTTCGCCGTCCACCTCTCTGCACGTCAGGTCCTGTCCCACCGCCACGCCGTACACCGGCGCCGCCCCGTCGTAGTACACGATACCCGTGCGGATATATCCCTCCGTGTCCAGCTTATAGTGGGCAAAGGCCGCGTCCACCTTCTCCACGTTGGCCTGCAGGTCGGAGAAAAAGCTGTAATACTGCGTCACCGCCTCCGGTTCCGCCTCCAGATAGGCGCTGAGCTTCGTCACATAGCTGCCGAAGTCCGACGCTGCCACATATTCCTCCTCCAGCTTGGCCGTCAGCGCCTCCGTGGTCTTGTTGACCTGCTCCGCCGTTTTCAGGATCATGCTCCGCAGTGTCTCATACTGCTCCTCTGCCGCCGCGCTCTGCTTCGTCCGGGCATTGGCCTGCCGCCGGGCCGAGGCCTCCCCGGCCCCGCTGCCCAGCTCCTCCAGCTGTCCCAGCGCCAGATTCAGCTGCTGTGCCATCTGCACCAGATAGGAATACTGCTGCGCCACCTGCTCCTGCACCGTCCCCGCCGGTGCCATGGGAAGCGTAAGCACGCTCACGGCCCGTCACTCCCCTTCTCGTATACCGCCGCCGCGCTGTACACCCGGCAGCCGCCGTCCCCGGCCAGCTTCAGCCGCAGGTGCCCGCACCGCCGGGGCCGCACCTGCAATACCGCCCCTCTGGTCTGTCCCGCGCCGCCGGTGACGCTGCCCACCTGCTCCCAGCTGCCGCCGTCGTAGCTGACGTATGCCTTCACCGTCACGCCGTTTTCCGCCCTCAGCCGCAGCTCCAGCCGCGCCAGATACTTGTGCTCCGGCGTATACAGCCCCAGGTCGCCGCTCTCCGCGTACCAGTCCGGCCCCGTCTCCGGCGTACCCACCGCGCCGTCAGTGTCCAGCAGCCGTCCGTCCGCGCACAGCACCATCATGCTCCCGTTCCACCGGGCAAAGGCCGCCGCCTTCGTCCCGTCCTGCCGGTGCCACAGCCGCCGCTGGGTGTCGTACACCAGCAGCTCCGCGTTCCCCGCCGCATCCAGTGCCGACAGCCAGTACCTGCCGCTCTCGCCGCCGGCCACGCCGCCGGTATAGCGTCTCTCTCCCAGCGCCCCGGACACGCACACCGGCATGCTTCCGTCAAAGGCATACACCCCGTCGCTTCCCAGGTAATACACCACGCCGTCCACCACCGCCACCGTCCGCGCCGCGCCTTTTCGCACGCCGCTGCACGGCACGGTCACGATCTGGTGTCCGCCGCCTGCTGCCGGGTAGATCCGCTCCATGCAGTTCTCCTTGAAGAACACCACGCCGCCCATGCAGGCCGCCGCCCCGGTGAACGGCCCGTCGGAGCCTCTGGCCGCCGCGTAGCTGTCAGTGCTCAGTCCCGCATAGCTGTTCCAGTTGCGGAAGTCCCCCAGCGCGCAGGCGTACACCTCGTTCACCGCCTGTCCGTCCACGATGCCGTACTTGCACCCCCACAGCCGGTTCCCCTGCTCCACCACAAAGTCCATCTCCGGCATGGCCCGCAGCACCGTCACCGCCGCCGTCTGGGTGTCCAGCGTCCGGCACAGCGCCGGCAGCACTACCCAGTCGTCCTCCGCCGCCTGCAATACGAACAGTCCGTTCAGTTCCGCCGCCCCGCAGCCGGACACCGTCACGCCGTCCCCGGCGGAAAAGCCCATGCCGATGCCCGCTGCGGCGATCTTCGTGCACACCCCCGTCAGCTCCGCCCACGCGCTGCCGTCATACCGGCGCATGGCGCTCACCGTCCGGGACGTATCCAGCCACAGCGCCCCCGCCTGCGGCTCTCTGGGCGCCTCCGTGCCCACGCTGTAGCTGCTGTAGTTGACCCCCGCCTCGTCGCACAGGGTGAACGTCACCTCTCCCGCCGTGGTCCGCACGTTCTCCATGCTGCCGTACTCCGTCAGCTGCTGGGTGTTGATGTACTTCCTGTCGGGGAACACCAGCAGATACGCGCCCATGCTCACCAGCTGCTTCTCCCCGTCCGTCAGCACCAGCCCCGTTTTCTGCCCGTTCACATACAGTGCCGTGCCGTCCACCCAGAACAGTCCGTCCTTTTCCAGCATGCCGTTGGGCTTAGTCAGCCGGGTCATGACGCTCCGTCCCGGTCGTGTCTCCAGCGCCGGGTAGCCCCCGCTCCATAGGTTCTCCATCTCCGCCGCATACCCCGCGCCGCTGCCCGGGCGCCGGTCCAGCCCGCCGAAGCGCTCCACCGTCAGCCGCTGCTGCGCCGCCGCCTTCAGTCTCGGAAAATACATCCTCTCCGCCCCCTTTCAGCACAGCCGCAGCGTCCTGACGCCGCCCCACGGCGTCTCCGTCCGGGCGCAGTAGTCCCGATAGGTCAGAAACGCGTTGTTCCACAGGCTGGCCGCGCTGTTGTACCGCGCCGTCTCGCCGTTGGCGTAGTGGATCTGCGACTCCACATAGTGTCGGTACAGCTCGTCGAAGGGCGTCTCCGCCGTCAGCGCCGTTTCCTCCGTCAGCTCCGGCAGCTCCCCCGTCTCCCGGCAGAGCTCCCGCCGCACGAAGCCCTCCGCCTGTGCCAGCCACCGCAGCTTCTCCGCGCGCTCATACCCGTTGGGCAGCAGCGCGTCCACCCGGTCCAGCACCTGCTTTGCCGTCGTTTTCGCCATGCCCGCCACCTCAGGAGGCCCGCTGGTCCACGTAGCGCCGGGCCTCCTCCGCCATCATCCGCGCGTTTTCCAGCACCTCCGCCACGCACACCGGCACGCGCACCTCCACGCCGCGCATGATCTTCCAGCTCCGCCCGTTGACGGACACGATGACAAAGTTCTCCTCCTGCTTTCTGCCTCTGGGCAGCAGCACCGCCGTCATCTTCTCCTTCATATTTGCCCTTCTCCTTTCCCTATTGGCCGCCCCGCCTTGCGGGAGCGTCTCCTGTCCCGGCCGCGCCGTCCGCGGCGGGCATCGCCCACCGCGGACGCACCGCGTCAGTTGGCCTTATCCTCGTCGGAATAGCTGCTGCCGCACTCTACGCGCACCATGTACTCGTCGTACAGGATGGCCGCGGCGTGCACGCCCTTCCAGCCCACGCTGGAGCGCTGGTCCAGCGGGTCGGCGGTGCCGGAGCTGCCGCGGGGCTTCACGATGACCTCCGTGCCCTCGCTGAGGTCCACCACGCCGTAAGCGCCCTTGCCCAGGAACAGGCAGCCGTACACGGCGCAGCCCTCCTTGCCGCCCTCGCCGGGATAGATGGTCTCCTTGTCCGCTGCGGTGACCTCCTTGTCCAGTACCAGCTTGCCTGCGGTGTTGCTGACCACCTGGCAGCGCTCACCGCCCAGCACCACATAGCGCCCGGCCAGTGCGCCGGCCGCCACCGTGCCGCCGTCGAAGCTCACCTCGTTGCCGCTCATCACGTTGCCCTTCACCTTCAGCGTGCGGCTGTTGGACGCCAGATCACCGCCGCGGTAGATCTTGGCCTCTGTGGTCTCCACGAAGCGCACGCCGTGCAGCTCGCCGATCTCGCCGGAGAACAGCTCCGTGGCCCCGGCATACTGGTGCGCGGCGATCCACGCCTCGTCCTGCCGCAGGTCAAAGGCCACGCTGGGGTGGATGATGCACACATATTTGCCCTCAAAAGTGGGCGCGTTCATCTTCTTCAGCTGGGTGGCGGCCTTGGCCACCAGCTCGCTGGTCATTTTGCAGTCCTTGTCCAGCGCCGCACGGCTGCTCACCTCCGTCTTGGTGCCGTCGCTGCCCAGCTTGGGCGCATAGATCACCTGCTTGCCCTGCTGGATCTCGTTTCTGGTCACAGTGTCCAGCGTCAGTCCCATGTTGCTGCCGTGGCGGTCGGTGATCTCCAGCACCACGTCGTCGATGGCCGTCAGATCCAGCATGTCCGACACGGTAGTGTAATCGCCGTACTGTGCCAGCTCCTTGGTGATGTAGCTGACCGAGATACCGCTGCCGTCCGGGGTCACACCCTCGGTCAGCGGCTTCAGCGCCTTGTCAAAGGCGCCGAACTTGCGCCACTCCACCGTCTTGCCGCCTCCGGCGGGCAGGCCCTTGGTGGCCGCGAACTGGTTGTGCACCAGCTGCGGCTTGGCGTTCTCCAGCAGCTCCATACCGTAGTAGGTTTTCATCTCCGCGCTGAGACCGTTGGTGGTCTGCGTGTTCTCCGCAAACATCTGCAAATTCATCTCCATACTCTCTTCCTCCTTTTCCATTTCCCTTTCTTCCTGCTTCCTTATCGCCCCGCAGGCACTCCTTTTCCCCTCCGTAGGGGCGGATGCCTACATCCGCCCGCCGTCCCTGTCATTGCAAGGAGAGCGAAGCCCGACGCGGCAATCCGTCTCCCCCTGTAGGGGTCGGCGTCCCCGACGCAGCACAGCAAGTGCCCTTGGGGTACGGCCCGCCTTTTGCCTTCCCCTCGAGGGGAAGGTGTCAGCCGCAGGCTGACGGATGAGGTGTCATTGCGAGCCAGTCCGCAGACTGGCGTGGCAATCCGTCTCCCGTCCCCCGTCAGGGGTATTTCGCGCCCCGGCGCGAGTGCCTTTTGCCCTCGGCGGCAAAAGGCACCAAAAACGCCGCCAAAACCGACGGTTTTGGAATCCCTTGGCGCGCTACACCCCGCGCGATCCCTTATAAATCGCACCACACGCAATTGGCCTGCCACTCAGCGTTGTCGGTCCAAAGGACTGTGCCATCACAGCTTTCCGCTACCGCTCCGCTGCCGCTGCCCGGTGCCACGGTAGGGCCTTTCGTTCTACCGTTTCTGGCGGACAGGCACTCACCTCCGCATCCTTCAAAACCGTATCTTCTCCCCCTCCATCACGCGTCTGCGGATGTCCGCCAGCTCCTGCCCGCTGAGCCCCCTGGGGTCCCACCGGCTGACGCTCCTGCGCCGCCCGCCGTTCTCCGCCACCCGGCTGCCGCCGCTGGCGATGGCCTGCGCCAGCTGCTGCCGTGCGCGCTTCACCGCGAACTCCATAGCCATCTGCAGCTGCTGCTCCTGCTCCCGGCGGTGCGCCGCCTCCGCCGCGGCCGCCAGCTGCCGCAGCCGCTGATTCTCCTGCCGCAGCCCCCGCAGTCGCCCGTCCAGAATTTTCCGCACCCGCGCGTCGAACTCCTCCTTGTACCGGCCGCGTATCAGCGCCTCGAACCCCTCCTGCTCTGCCGCCTCCTGCCGCTCCCCGGCGTCGGGAGCCATACCGCCCGCCTGCTCCGGGCGCTCCTGCGCCCTCTTTTCCGTCTCCGCCATATCCAGCCTCCTTCCCGTGGTAGGTCACGACCCCTTTCTCACGCACCGGGGATACCGCGCCGCCAGCAGCTCCAGCCCGCACCGCACCAGGTCGAATTCCCGTTCGCAGTCCCCTGCGCCCGTCACCTCCGCATACCCCGGCCCGCTTTGGAACCCCTCCAGCTGCCCCGTCTCCCGCAGTCTCCCCGCCAGCGCGTACACCAGCGCGGACGCCGCCGCGCATACGATGTCCTTCCCGTGCTCGCCGTACCCGGCGTGGCCCCGCACCGTCAGATGCGCCCCGCCGCAGTCATAGCGTATCATCTGGGGCGCACCGCCTGCTGGGTGGCCTGCCGCTGCCGCGTCACCGCGTCGCTGCCCTTCCGCACCGCCGCCGTTTTCCCGCCGGCCCCGTGCTCCTGCAGCTCCCGCTCCAGCGCCTCCGCCAGGTGCGTCCCCTGGCTCCTGTCCAGCAGCGTCACCGCTCTGCGCAGCGACTCCGTCAGCCATTCCCTCTGCTCCGTCTCCTTCTGGCCCTGCCGTATGACCTCCGTCAGCGTGTCCTTGTTCTTGAACTGCATCAGCTCCAGGCACCGCAGCGCCTGCTCCGCCATATCGCTGCGGAAGAATCCCATCTGGAACAGCTGCAGCGCCAGCTGGTTGTACTCCATGGTCTGATACGGCGTCTCGTCCTGCGCCGTCACCTCCAGGTCGAACTCCGGCACCCGGTACCCGCCGGTCAGCAGCGGCTTGGGCTGCAAGCCCCGGTTGTCAAACACCGCGAACTCCCCGCCGTCCTTGCCCAGCAGCCGGAACTGCCGCGGCACGTCGTAAAACTGCCGTATCAGCTCGATGCACAGCGTCACCACCTGTGAAAACGCCTCATACCCGTCGTCGATCATGTTCCGCGACAGCTTGCCGCCGGCCTCCTGCAGCGCCGCGATGGCCGTGGCTGCCGTCACGCCGCCCACCGTACCGCCGCTCATCACGTCCCGGTTGCCCGCCGTCTCCTTCATCTCCGCGATCTTGTTCTGCAGCACCGCCACATACACACTGTCCAGCGACGGCACCCGGATCGGCGCGATGGAATCCGCCCCCAGATTCCCGTTGGTGTGCACGAAGGGCCGCGTCCAGTCGGCGTACTCGTTCTCGTTCACCGCGCCGTCCGCCCGGATAAAGAACCGCGGCGTGGCCGCCGCCAGCGTGTTCTTCAGAATGGCCTGGTTCATCAGGTCGATCTGCTTCTGCGCCGACTTGCACAGGTCCACATACCCGTACCCGCAGGGCGTCCCCTCCTCCGGAAACAGCGGGTCGAACACGAACGGGTATCTCCCGTGGTCGTACCAGCCCCGCTCCGCCGTCTCCGGGTCGTTCTCCGTGGCATACAGCACGTTCTCCCCCACGAACTTGCAGTACTGCAATACCTGCCGCCCCTCACATTCCGTGTGGTAGTACCAGTCCACCACCAGCGACTGCTCCGACGTGTCCACCCTGTCGTCGTACAGATACCGGCTCACCTGCGCCCCGCCCCGGCCCAGCTTGCCCTCCAGCTCCGGCCACTCCTTCACCAGGCGGCTGTTGGGCACCAGCTCCGTGCAGAAGAAGTGCTCCGACTCCTGTATGTCCTGCACCCCCGGCTCCCAGAACAGGTTCAGCAGGTCCATGCTGCGTATGCTGATGTCCCCCAGCCCGTGCAGCTTCCCGCCGTCCCAGAACACGCCGTACACCGCGCAGCCGGACTTCAGCTTGCTCCACCATGCCTGCGAATACGTCCGCTTGAACCGGTCGTTTTTCAGCACCACCGGCAAAATGCGCCCCAGCGCCTGTGCCTCCGCCCTGTCGCCCGGCTCCCTGGGCAGCACCGTTGGCTCCGGATAGCAGTCCATGGCGTCGGCGTGCTTGTTGAGGACACAGTTCACCAGCCACCCGCTGGCCGGCCGGATGTCCTCCGGGTCGCCGCCCTCTCCCGCCTTCTCCATCTGCTCCCAGTGCCGCAGCTTCCAGAACTGCTCGTTGTCGATGATGCGCCTATCCAGATTCTGCTTCCCGGCGCGGTAGCGCCGCAGGATCTCCCCCGCCCCGCGTACCTCCGCCGCGCCGATCTTCACCGGCGTGCCCGTCTCCTTCACCGCTGTCCCTGCCGTCTCACGCTCCATCTCAGCACCTCCCTTTCTGTTCTACCCCTACCCCGCCCCGGCCAAAGGTTGCACGCAAACGTGCAACCCCCCGGGCAATTTTATAAAATTTTTCTCTCTCCGGTCCCCTGCCGCGGCGCGATGGGCCGCATCATGCAGAAATACCGGCTCTCGTCCGCCACATGGTCCTCCTGGCTGGTGTCCACGTCCTCCGGCGCCGTGGCGCTGTACAGCAGTCCCGGCACCGTCCGGATAAACGCCCTGCAATTCTCGAACACATACAGCATGGGGTACCCCTCCCCGTCGAAGCTCATCCGATAGTGCAGCTGCATCCACCCCGGTATCCGCCGGTTGTCCCCCTGCACGAAGTAAATGCGGTGCTTCAGCGCCGTCTCATAGATGCTCTCGCCCCGGCTGGCGTCCCATATAGCCGGGTCCGCCACGCCGTGGATGGTCCTCCCCCGCAGATACGGATGCTCCTCCTCGATCCGCCGTATCTCCGAAAACTGCCGCTCCGGCGTCCACAGCACGCCCTCGTCCGGCGTCCCCGTGCAGCCGTACAGCTCCGCGATTCGGTATACGCACCCGTCGAAGTCCACCGCCCACCAGCCGCAGGAAAAGGGCTTGGCGTATCCGAAGTCGTAGCTCCGGTACACGTTCCACTCCCGCGGGATGTCAAAGGGCCGGATAACGTGGGTCCATCGCCGGTCGTCGTAGTGGGCCGGGTCGTCGGTGAACTCCTGAAACACCTGTCCCGCCAGCACGTCCCACTTTCCCTCCAGCCACGCCGCCCGCAGCTTGGGCGGCAGCGCCCGCAGCTGCTCCACATACTCCGGCTGCCGCTCCAGCAGCACCCGGTTGTCCGTCACCCGCGCCGGGATAAACGCGTACTCCTCCCCGTTCTCCCCCGGCTCATACCGCCGGTCGATAAACAGCCGCTTGATGTACCCGTGTCCCGGCCCGCCGGGGTTGCAGGTGTAGTAGATGCGCTTGGGATAGTCGTTCACCCCTCGCACGCAGGCCGCCAGCTGCCGCATCCACTTCTCCTTCAGCTGCGTGGCCTCGTCGAAGAAGATCACGTCGTACTCCGCGCCCTGATACCGCTCCGCGTCGCCGTCGCTGCTGCAATAGCCAAACTGCAGCGTGCTGCCGTTGCCGAATACAAACCGCCTTTCCCCGGCCCGGTATACCGCCGCCCCCGCCAGCTCCCGCCGCAGGAACGTCAAATGGTTGGCCTCGATCTCCGGCATCGTCCGCCGCACCAGCAGCAGCCGTATCCCCGGATACCGCAGCGCCAGCAGCTTGGCCTTGCACCGCACCGCCCAGCTCTTTCCGCCGCCCCGCGCCCCGCCAAAGGCGATGTACTTCTTCCTGCACTGCAAAAACTCTCTCTGCCGCTCATTGGGCACCCCAATATTCAATTCCATCCTTCTCTCCTTCTCCCCATTTCATTTTCCACGCCCCGCCGCCCCTGGCCCGCCCCTGGCCTTCCCCTCGAGGGGTTCGCCCGCCCGTATCCTGTCATTGCGAGACCAGTCCGCAGACTGGTCGTGGCAATTCGTTTTCTGCGCCCGCAGGCGCGGAATCCCCTTCGCCTTCCCCTCGAGGGGTTCGCGGTATTGAATGACAGGCCGGTGGCCTGTCAGACCCGCGAACCGACCGACCCACAGGGAGACAGGTGCCCCGCAGCGCCGGATGAGGTGTCGCGGCGTTAGCCGCCTCGCCCCTCCTCTGGAAGCGGTTCGCAGGGAAACAGCTGCCCCGCAGGCCGCCGGATAAGGTGTGCGCCCAGCGCACACCTCCCCCTACCTGCTCAATTCTTCCACGTCCTCCGCCATCACCACCTGCACCGCTCCGTCCTGCGCCGCGTCCCCGCCGCCCAGCGTTTTCTCCAATCCCACCAGCGTCTGCAGCACCCCCGCCAGGTCCTTCACCGCCTTGATGTCCTCCGGCTCCACCTTTCCCGCCGCGTCGCGGGTCAACCGCACCAGCTGCCGCGCCACCTTCTGCATCTGCAATTTGGCGCTCGCCTCCGGCCCCTTCCGATAGCCCTTCCAGCCCTGCGCCGCCGCTTTCCGATACAGCGCCTGATACGATACGCCATACGCCTTCGCCAGCTCCCGGCCGTTCATCTCCCGGTCCTCGTACCGCTGCCGTATCTCCTCCCAGGGGATCACTCGCTCACGCAT